AAAGTTGGTTGTGTTTATATAAATCAATCTTTATCAAATCTCAATCTACATCTGCAGTTTATTGTTAGATGAGGTGGGGCGAATGGGTCTCCTGGAAACCTCAACAATGTCCCACCCATATCAAACGCTTCTAGTACGCCAACCGACTTACCATGTAGGCCGGCGTGTTCTGGTCTAACTTTTGGGTCTTTTTCTGTAATCCATGTTTTTGTCATTGCGCCTATTGAGCGTCCGGACAAATAAGTTCCTGCGTTGTAGGCAGTTTGTCCCTCATGCTCGGCTATGAGTCTTTTCCTCTTCATTAATAGATTTATGAAAATAGCCAAGAGGGCAGCTTTTAACATTCCGACTTTATCTTCTTCGTCAGACATTGACGAAGCAACAAGTACGGCTGCTGCAACTTCGGACGCTGTGGTGGAATTTACATTTTCCATCCGCTCCATCTGTGAATCAAGATGTTCTTTTACTGCATCCTCGTCCATCTCTGCCTGCATTGATGCTTCTTGCGACACAACACTTGAGGCGTCATTCATTATTCCGCTAAGTATTGGTCTTATGTCTTCGTTCATCTGTTTATTCCATACGGCTACGTCAAATATTGATTCTGGGTCAAGTGACTTTGATTCAATATTTTTTCTAGCTTTACTCCCAGCAGCTTTTTCCATAATTACTCTCTGCTGTCTTTCAAAAAATCTTTCAAGTGATGCGTCAAGTATCTCAATCCACCTGTCCGATGATTCTTCTGCTTTAAAATCCCATTCATCGGATATGTACGAACCTGCTCCACCGCCTTCTTCTTTTGTCTGTGGTCCACCCATAGCTGCTGCTTGTTGAGCAGCAATTGCCTCTGCTGTCAAAGCTGATGTCATTCCCTCAGACGGACCTCCCTGTGGGGCTGCTTGAGGACCATATGCCGAAATTGGTATTTCTTGAGGAGCTGCTGGTGCCCCAGGGGTTGGTGGCATTCCGGGTACTGGCGGCATTCCAGGAACTGGTGCACCTCCACCCATCATGTCAAGTTGTCCCTGCTGCGCTGGTTCAAACTTTTTATTTGTGTATCCGATTGGCGTCAAGTTTGGATTAGCAAGCATTGCATCCATTAGCTCGGAATCAATTTTTCCGCGCCCAGCACCTTCTCTGTATTCGTTTCCACTTATCAAACCGCTTTGGTATTCGTTAAGAAGGTATCTGTCTCTTTCCTGCTTATAGAGAACCAAAACAGGAACATCAGTTACGTCAAAGTCAATGTAATATTTTGGGTGAAGTTCGTCCAATCCACGAGCCAGTGTTTCTAGATGTGGGAGCATTGTTTCGTTCCAAAAAACTTTATGCTCTTCTGAGGCGTTACTAAATGTTCTTCCAGAAGCATTGCCAATAACAGATTCGGGAACTCCAAAAGCTGCGAGTATTTCTTCTTTTTGTATTTGACGCATTTGCACATAGTTTGCATCTCGGGGTGATTGACCCGTATCCACAAAATCAACACCTTCGTCAGAAGAGACAACAGTTACTGCGCCGGCTCTATTTATGTTTCCTCTAAAACGACTTCTCAATTCATCTTTGTCGTCATCATTAATTTCTCCCCTAACAACAAGAAGTCCACCTGGTCGACCATCATTAAGTAAGAAATTTCTGTTGTATATTTTTGACAAGTTCTCAATCTCTATTGCGATACCGGCAGCTTCCATTGGGGTTAATGAAAGGTAGGGGTCCAGTGGGTGTGGTTTTCTAATCCACACAACATCCTCTGGTTTGAGAATTACCTTTGTCCCATTGCGCATATCAACTTCAAAACCTGAAACAAATCTTTTTGGGCAGGGTATTGGAGCGGTATGTTGTGGTGGCAAAAGCTGCAACGCAATTAATTGACCGTCTCTACCTCTTACCTTTTCAATGAACGCACCACGAGACGACATAAGTAACTGAGAAGAAAGTCTGTATCTGAAAACAAAAGAGTTTTCACCCATATTGGATTTGGTGTTGAGCAAGTCAAGAATGCTTTCATCCGACTGTCGAATAATCTTTCCATTTGGGCTATTGTTCTCTCGTAAAATAGCTGGAAGTCTTGATTGGTTTCCCGAAATTGCATCAATACACCTGTTGACCCATGTGACTTTCTGAAAGCCCTCCCGATAGGCCCGTTCTATATCCCAAGAATCTCTGTATGGCTTTCCAACCATTGATGGATTGAACGCAACAGGCGCTCCTGGTCCAAGTGCAGATTTCTGCTGCGACTGGTCAATTGACTTATTTTGCGACGAATTCCAAGCCATTATGTACTTTTACTCCATCCCAAGTAATATTCCGACTGCACCACATGCAACACCAAAAGCAATAAAACCAGCTGGTGGAGATATTAAAAATGTTCCTATGCTGACAAACAGTATAAATGAAGCAATCAGTATGTTGGCGATGGTATTCCTTTTAGTCATTTTTAAGGCAAATCTGCCTATTCCTTTTGCCATTTTGGGGAACTTTTTTTCGCTAGGATTATCTTGTGCCACAGTAATCTAAACTTAGCACGACTAATCGATTTGGACGACAATGACTAATTGGCAAAAAGTTTTAGAATATCTAGAACCAAGAAAACCTTACTTTTGCCCTGAAACACCATCTATTACGCAAAAAGTATTCCTAAGAACATATGCATTGGAAGCTTTTTTTGGAGGTGCTGCTGGTGGTGGTAAGAGTAGCGCCTTGCTTATGGCGGCGATGCAGTATGTAGATGTTCCTGGTTATTCGGCGATTCTTTTTAGAAGAACATATTCCGACCTTTCTCTCCCCGGAGCCCTCATGGACCGATTCAAGTCGTGGGTTAGCGGGATTGAAGAGATAAGTTGGAACAACAACACATATGTGGCAACATTCCCATCTGGGGCAAGAATCTCATTTGGCTATCTAAACAACACCAATGACTACCTTAGATACAAGGGTTCGGAGTTTCAGTTCATCGGTATGGACGAGGTAACCGAAATACGTGAGTCTGATTACAGGTATTTGTTTTCCAGACTTAGAAGACCCAAAAGCGGAGAGCTCTCCAAGGTCCCACTGAGAATGCGTTCTGCCTCAAACCCTGCCCCTAATTGGGTTAGGCAGAGATTCATCGTAGAAGGCATAGAAGCTGGAAGAATTTTTGTTCCATCCCTTCTTACCGACAACCCAGGAATTGACCCAGAATCATACAGACAAGCCCTTGCCGCTCTTGACCCAATTGAAAGAAGACGATTGGAGGAAGGTGACTGGTGGGCAACAACCCTAGGAAGCCTTTTTGACAGAACATCTTTTGTGATAATTGACCAATCAGAGGTCCCTCCAGTTGGCGGGAATGCTAGGGCCGTCAGGTTCTGGGACCTTGCCGCAACGGAGCCTTCCAGTAGCAACCCGAACCCCGACTGGACGGTAGGAACATTGGTTCTGTATGACTCCGGAGTGGCCTATGTCCTAGATGTCAAAAAAGCAAGGGTAAAGGGCGACAAGGTTGAGCAAATGATAGCCCAAACCGCGGCGGAAGACGGGCCGAATGTATCAATCAGAATGGAGCAGGAACCAGGCTCCTCTGGCAAAGCGCTGGTTGACCAATACGCAAGATACATACTCCCGGGTTATGATTTCATGGGAATTCGTTCAACTGGTGACAAGCTTACGAGGGCTCGACCGTTTGCCGCAGCCGTAGCCAACGGTAATGTCAGGGTCATCCGCGGTCCGTGGCTAAGCGATTGGCTTGATGAAATGTCGTCTTTTCCAGAAGCCTGTGACCATGATGACCAGGTTGACTCGGCCGTTGGGGCTTTTACATTTTTAGCTGGTTTGGGCTTGCCTTATCGCCGTCCTACCAGTATCATCATCTAGCACCAGCTAGAACCCTATTAAAAAGAGGAAAAATGGATACTGAAGTAATTTTTGATGCAGAGCAGTTGGCCGCCCAGGTTTCGGAAATATCCAAAAAACTTATGGATGTTGATAGGAATTTTTCGGCTGCTAGGGAACAAGGCGTAGATATTGAAGAATTGTGTACATCGCTCACGATTTTGAATTTTCTCAAGCAGGAAATTTCATCGGTCTACGACACGGCTGCAAAAATAGTTGCGGACAAGATGGGCTCCGTCCCAATGATTTCCTTGGGTGATGGAACCACTATTGAAAAGAAATCTGGCAGTGACCGCAAATCCTGGGACCACGATGGACTGGCATCAATCGTTACACGTAGGCTCGTTGAGATGTCAACCGACCTTGACTCAGGTGAAATGAATTCGACCATTGACGACATCGCTTCTCAGCTGCTACGTTTTGTCCAGCCCTCTTATTGGCGAATAAAAGAATTATCAAAAATTGGTATCAACGCAGACAATTACTGTCAGGTTTCAGACGAAGTAAAAACAAGCATAATTATCCGAAAGGCAAAATGATGAGCAACGAAATTTATCAACTTTTTACAGAACCGTTCCCACAAGAAATGGAGCGCACACTCAATAAGGGTGGAACCTCTTTGACCTACATCCCAGTTAGCGAAGTGGTTAACAGGATGAATAAGGTTGTTGGTGTTGGAAAGTGGTCGCTGAAAGTCCAAAGCTTTGTTGAAATCGGTGACTCAGTCGTCGCACATGTGACAGTGGTTGCAACCATTGATGGCAACGAAGTCACTAGGGACGGTGTCGGTGGCCAAAAAATCAAGCGCATAAAGGCAACCGGTCTTGCTGTTGATTACGGCGATGAGGTAAAAGGTGCAGTTTCTGATGCATTCAAGAAGGCTGTGCAAACATTTGGAATCGGTTTGTATCTTGCTCGAAGCGAAGACGCAATTGAAATTGAGCAGGTAATGGACGCTGAGGTTTTGCGACCCGCAGAACCAGTAGATACCGAGAAGCTTGAGATGTGGAGCAAATTCATGTCAATGACAAAAAAAATGACACCAGAACAAAAAACAACTCT